AAATAATCCTACTATATTTGATACGTTTGATTGATCTATTTCTAGTATATAGAGTAGATACTCCATAAGTTCTTCTGAAATAGACATATCTTTATCCATTATAAGTGCTGCCTCAGAATTTCTTTTAACAATTTTTTTGTCTAAAAGTTCTGAGTTTTTTATGTCTGCAAGTTGTTGTATGTCTCCCTCTATCTCATAAATTGTATGGTCATACTCAGAGGAAATCATCTCTTCTTCAGTTAAAACTGTTTTTCTAAGCAACTGAGGAAGATCAAAGGGATCCCACCTCCAGCTCCAGTCACTCTCATTAATAACAATATAACCCGTTGATACTTTATTTCTATGAAAAGATGTAGTCATTGGACTACCTGGGTATACTATATTTTTCTGAGTATTACTATGAGCGTGTAGGTCTCCCGCAAATACAACAGGAAAATCCTCTAACCTCTGTAAGTCCACCTCTGGCTTAACATGGGGAGGTATTTCACCGCGAACGTGAGTAAATAATGGAAATCTTGAATTAAGCCTCTCTATGCTACCAGGTCTATGTAAGTCTGCATATGGCAGAATACTAAAACCTAGGCTTTCATCAAAATAGGCAATATCTACTATTTGTACTAATGGGTTTACATCTCTTGATACTTGTTTAAGCTGCGAGAAAAATGTAGTATTTTTCTTCGTAGCTTCGTGGTTACCATCATATATTATTGTTGGTATTTTTACATTTTTTATGAAACTGAAGTATAACTGTAGTTCTTCCATATTGGGAAGACGATCAAATAGATCGCCCCCAATAATGTGCATGTTACATTCCAGCTCTAGCGAGTAGATTTGACTGAAAAATAGTTTATATCTATTTAAAGCCCAATCTTTAGGTACATTTTTCTGCCCTAATTTTATATGCCAGTCTGCTGTAAACAGTATCATGCAATTTTAAACTCGTCTTCAATGCTTTCATCTATACCCGTATCTGATCGAGAATTATTAATTCTGTCTAAAAGCTCTTTCTGCGCATCTGGAGTAGGACGGGGCATAACATCATCCATTGACTTAAGATTTGCTACTAAAGATTTTTCAGTATCATCTAGGGGGCGTTTAGCTTGTTGGCACTTAATCTGCTGCAGCTGATACTCTACATTGTAGGGCATGGGGCCTGTTTTTACTCGCTTAAAGCAAATGTCCCAACCATCTTCAAAATCAGTAGGATCGCCTAAGTCTTCTGCTACAGTGATAATTTGTTCCCACAGCTTCTTCTTGAGATTAATTACTTTTAATTCTCCATTGACCAAGCACTGAGTAGCATAGCTCCAGCCGCACTTTAAGTCAGGATAAAAGTCTTTAACCCAATCTTTTTCTTTGTTGTTAAAAGCTTCTGCGTTACGGTCAAATGACAGACACTCCAGAGGAATATCTTTATCGTTTTCACCTTTTACCCAATACACGTATCTAGCGAGAATATCTCCTACTAAACGTAGTTTATTATCCCCTTCTACATACTGGTAGCTTGAAATTGATGATTTTTGTGCGGAACCTTTTTGCTTGTTAAATGAAATTGCCATGTTAGTGTATCTCCTTTTTTGTAACTTCTTCGTATTTAAAGTGAACTATGCCACGATCGTCTATACTAAGTAGTCTGTTTTCTATATATAAATTCCTATCAAGAGGCAGATTTACTGCTTTAATAGTAACGGTTTGTTGCGCTATGTATAATGAAGTAAGCCTAAAAGCGGCTATTCCAAAATACTGTACGACTTCTTTTTTTGTATACTTATAACTATTATAAAATACTACTTCAGGGTGCAACATAAAAGACTGACCCTTAAAATTTATATTTGCCCATTTGTAGAGCCTGTCAAATTTATTGTTAGGTATAGTCTTATGCGTTAACATATCTAACACGTCGAATACATCATTGACGTTTTTATTGCACGTTTCTATTATCTTTTCAAAGTCATAAAGTAACATATATTATACCAAAAGTTTACCATATTGTCAAGCAATATTTTTTTAAAGCTGTTTAATATTGTAGCCTTGTTTTATGTAGTGTCCCATTCTCTGTGATGCTTGGTTCGACGCAGTTTTTCCTACCAAGTGTATATCTAAAATTACGGGGGTTAATTTACCTTCCTCTTTTCTAACTACTCGTCCTATTAACTGGGTCAATAAAGGCTCATTATTTATAGGAGTACCTAAAATTAGGCAACTTAAGCAGTTTAGTGAGATACCTTCAGAGAAAATAGCTTGTGTACCAAATAATACATTAAACCGACCAGCCTCCACCTGAGACATGATTGTTTCTCTTTGATCTTGTGCTACCTCACCCGTAACACAAGCAGCATTATCCCCAACCAGTTCGGCGCAAGCTTTTAAAAAGCTCACGCGGTCGCTTACTACCAGCACTTTGTGCCCTCGGGCTGCGTAACTAGAAGCTAACAGGGCTACCGAGTGTCTGTACTCTTCATTATTAGTTAGATTGTTTACTCTATTAGCCCAGGGTATGTTAGCTCCGTCCATAAAACGCGTTTGAGACCTAAATATATGTATTTCTGGTTGCATAAAGTTTTCTTTGGGTGGTTTAAATACTTTTGATCCAAAGTAATCTTTGAAAACTATATGCTTACCGTCTTTTCTTTCAATAGTTCCTGATAGGCCTATTTTATACCTTGCGTGGTTAGCATCTATAATTTTAGCAAAAGTAGGAGAGGACACATGGTGCATCTCGTCTAGTATAATACAGCCAAACTCTTTAGAGATTTCTGGCAGTTTTCTATACAGACTTTGAGTATTGCCTATTGTAATTAGATCTCCTATTTCAAAATTACCACTACCTATAATTCCTGGAATTATTCCAAATACTTTCTCAACCTCTTTAGCCCATTGAGTCCTTAACGGTACAGTATGAACTACAATAAGAGTTTTTTGTTTTAGCTTTCCTGCTATAGCGAGCGCGGTAAATGTCTTACCCCAGCTTACCCAAGCATTAATAATTGAACTATCGTCAATTTCATCATAAACATCCTGCTGGCTTTTTCTCAGTGAGAAACGAAACTCAGGAAATTCTACTGGTTTATACACCCTTCTATCTACTATTTCATGGGTTTTAGGGATTAGATCCTCTCTGCCAGAAGGAATAGATACTAACTCAGAACTAACTCTGCTCATATTTTTAATTACAATGGGAGGGTCTGTAGGCATAGGAGCAGGCACAACATACGTTAGCTGTTTATTGAGCCACTCTTTGTATCTCCCATCTACTGAGAGAAAAATTCTATTGCCTAGTACTGCTTTCATAATTAAAGTCCCAAGGTTTCTTTTGAAGTTATATATTCTTTTACGAAGTCACTTCTAACTATATCTTTTATTTCAAAATCTATAAAATCGAAACATTCCATAGCTTTAAGTATTCGTATAAAGTCTCTTAAGCCGCTCTGACGTAAATCAGACTGTCGAAAGTCTCCACATAATATTACTCTGCAATTCTCTCCTATTCGAGTAATAATTGAGTCTAGCTCGTGAAAAGACATATTTTGACACTCATCTATAAGAATTGTAGCATTTCTTAGTGTAATGCCACGCACAAAAGAGGTTGTCATAAAATGAACTACGTACTTACTTTTTAAAACTTCGTATGCATCGCCCCTCTCAAACAGATCTATACATATATCCTTATATGGCTCCTCATATACGGAAGCCTTATCTTTTTCTGTACCTGGTAAAAAGCCTATATCCCTAGTAGATACTGCACTTCTAACTATCACTAGTTTTTCATACAACCCCTTGAATATATCGTCAAATGCCAGATATGAGGATATATAAGTTTTACCCGTTCCAGCGACTCCATGTAAGATTAAGTTTTTTTCGCTCTCAAATGCGAGTACTTGGTTTCTTGTTAGAGGTTCTACTGTTTTTAATTTTAAATTAATAGCATTTAAGGTTTTAGGCTTGTGGCGTCTAGCGCCTCTATTTTGGCCTTTTACATTATTTATTTTGGATACCAATTTATTATACCTTTCTGCGCGTATCTTTTTTCGGTCCTTCAGAATACTCGTAGAGCATATAAGGCCATTCTTTTAAATACAAAATCCCTGCGTATCGTTGGCCCGTTTCAGGAGGCCTCGGTACTCTAAAAGGAGGTATTTTTTTGCATATAATAAAAGAACTACCCTCTGCTTTATGTACTTTGTTAATATGTTTGTATTTTAAAGTACACATTTGCGTTTTTTGATAGATAAAAGGGATGCCCTTGCTATCTATAAAATACGGTGTAGCCTGCTTCAGTAATCCTTGTACGGAAATTATCTGTTTATTTAGTTTTCCTAGTCTAGGATCTGATGTTTGAACTCTCCGTAGGCCAAGAGTGTTTCCTGGCATATTCCGATCGTCTATTATTTCATTATCTAGAAATAATAAACCATCCGTATAGCTCCAATTATCAGATCTTAATCTATATATAGGAAAAGTAATATTTTTTATCGTTTTATATGTAATTACCATATATTTTCTTAAATTTACCCATTGAATAGTCCTCGCCTATTTCAAAATCACACCCAACAGGTGCTCCAGGTATACTCAAGCCTCTATCCATTTGAATGTACTTACGAAGAGAGCTGACATAGTTGTCAACATCTTCGTCTGCAACCTCTGCTAAGATAGAGTCATGTACAAGCGCAAATATTTTAGCTTTCATAGAATGGGTTTTAATATGTTGATTCATATCTATAGCGCCCAATAAGTTAATATCAGAAGCAGCAGACTGGACCAAAAAATTAAGACCACTCCTAATCGAATGACTTTGGATTTGTGGATCCGCCGATTGTACATTTGGTAATCTCCTCTTTCTACCAAAGAAACTGTATATAAAACCATTAGCTTGAATAAACTTTTGGTTTTCTTTGATCCATTTATCCAATTTATGAAAAGTTTTAAAATAATCTTCAATTACATCCTTTGCTTCTCCAACTGTAAATACGGTTCCTGAATCTTTGGTAACTTGCTCACTTATCTTTTTAGGGCCAGCACCATACATAATACCAAAAGTAACAGCTTTAGCAGCCTGCCTCTGAGTAGTATACATGTCTGCTATATCCTCTACAGGACAAGTTAGCTTAAAAACTGTTTTTGCAATACTAGAGTGAAAATTTCCTCCACTTTTAAATACGTCCATTAAAGCCGTGTCTTTTGCCAGAATTGCTGCAACATAAACTTCAGCAGTTGTTAAATCCATAGCAACTATTTTATTACCCTCACTTGCCTTAATACAACCCTTTACAATAGGGTTATCTCTTGGCAGTTGCTGCATGTTTAGCTTGCCTGAACTGCTAAGACGGCCACTAGTAGTAGAATGCAAATTAAAACCGGTTCTGAGATGTGAGTCACGATCCAGCTGAGGAATAATTTTATCCAAATATGTATTTTTAATCTTAGACTTTTGCCGTATATTAAGAATGTGGTTAGGTACTTCATGTTCTTGTCCTAGTATTTGTAGAACTTCAGCGTCTGTTGACCAAGCGCCTGTCCCCGTTTTTTTCATTACTGGTTGCAGACCTATATAATCATATAGCAAGGATCGTAGTTGTACTGTACT